GCGTAAGATTGCGGAGATACTAGGATGCAGCGTTGATACAGTCTATTACGCTCAAAGCACTATGCGTAAGAAGAAAGTTAAGAGAGCCGAACCTAAGCAATTAGAATTACTACACATGGAAACATCGTCAGAATCAATACGTCCGAAGATTCGTTTGCAAGGTAATATAGAAAGACAACCTGAAGTTGATATGGTTAATTCCCCGCCACACTATACGGCAGGTGGTATAGAGACGATTGACTTTATCGAAGCAAAGAATCTTAACTATAACTTGGGCAACGCTGTGAAGTATATTACACGAGCCGGATTGAAAGGAGATCGTGCAGAGGACTTGCAGAAAGCTAAGTGGTACATCGAGCGTGAGATTCTTTCCTCACACATCTAACCTTTTATTTAGCGGTTCAGGGTTACCTGAATCGCTATTTTTTTCTCTATGCTAGGTGCTTGATTATGTATTGCTGTAACAGTAAGACCCCCGTAGTTCAGACAGAAATAACAGTTGATGGTGTAAAGCGTCGGCGTAAGTGTAGCGTGTGTAATAAGTTAATTTATACATTGGAGAAGGAAATACCTGCCCCGATAAAGAAGCCAGTTCCTCTACCTGACGAGCGTGGGTTGTACAAACCAAAAGATGTTCCCGCAATTAAGATGCAAAAGGTTGAAATAAGACGCAACAATGAAGATAGAAAGACGCGCGTGTCCAATTACTTTATTGAAGATGATTACGAATAGCGGAGGGGGTGTAATGGATAAAGTATGGTTTCTCTTTGGCGTAAGTTTAATAATTATAGGCGTTGTGTCTGGCGTGAAAGATAGTATGAAGGCTGAGTACGCACGAGGATACAAAGCGGGGGCAGATTCACTTACGACCAAGCAAGTAGATGACGTGTGTGTACAGTGGTGGTTCGAATCGGATTTAGCAGAAGCAAAGAAAAGGGTGTGCGGTAAATGAGTTTAATTACATTGGATTACGAAACGTACTACGCACAGGACTTTGGCTTTCGTACTATGACGACTGAAGAGTACATTCGTGACAAGCGCTTTCAAGAGATCGGCGTTGGCGTTAAAGTTGATGATGAACCGGCACGCTGGGTTACAGGTACGCATGAGGAAATAAAGAAACAGTTGACGGAGTTAACTGATTGGTCAGATGCAGCGTTGCTATGTCATAACACTCTCTTTGATGGTGCGATATTAGCGTGGCGGTTCGGTATCAAGCCCGCCTTCTTACTGGACACACTAAGCATGGCGCGGGCGCTCCACGGCGTTGATGCGGGTGGAAGTCTTGCAGCGTTGGCTGAAAGATATGAGATAGGTAAGAAAGGTACAGAAGTTGAAGAGGCTAAAGGCAAGAAGCTAGAGGACTTTGCGGCGGCTGACCTTAAACAGTATGGTGAGTATTGCAAGAATGACGTGGAGTTAACTTATAAGTTATTTCATTTGATGGCTCCCGCCTTCCCCGCCGATGAGATAAAACTCATTGATATGACACTAAGGATGTTTATATTCCCGGCGTTCAAGGTAGATGATGCGTTGCTAGTTGAACGATTAGAAGAACTCAAACAAGAGAAGCATGATCTCCTTGCTACATTAAAAGAAAGGTTGAAGTGCGATGATGAAGAAGCTGTTAGGAAGAAGTTGGCGAGTAATAAACAGTTTGCAGGACTTCTTACGGAACACGGAATTACTCCCCCTACAAAAGTCAGTCCAACAACAGGAAAAGAAACATTTGCTTTGGCAAAGAACGACGAAGGTTTTATTTCATTGTCGGAACATGAAGATACATTCATTCAACAATTATGTGCTGTCAGACTTGGAACTAAATCAACTCTGGAAGAGTCTAGAATCTCAAGATTCATCGACATTGGAAAGCGAAACAAGGGATTACTCCCCATCCCACTTAAATATTATGGAGCGCACACAGGTAGGTGGAGCGGAAGTGACAAGGTTAACTTCCAAAACCTTCCTAGCCGAGATAAGAAAAAGAAAGCACTTAAAAACGCAGTACTACCCCCTGACAACTGCGTGGTCATTAACTGTGATTCGTCCCAAATTGAGGCTAGGGTGTTGGCTTGGCTTTCAGGACAAGACGATGTCGTACAACAATTCAGTAACGGTGATGACGTATATTCAATCTTTGCGTCAAAAGTGTACAACCGTACAATAACGAAAGCCGACCCAGTAGAACGATTCGTAGGTAAGACTTGCGTGTTGGGATTGGGTTATGGCACTGGCTGGAGAAAGTTACAGCACACGCTAAAGACACAACCCCCCGGAGCTGTGATAGATGATGAGGAATGTCAGGCTATAGTAAATCTTTATAGAGATGTTAACAGCGATATCATTTCGCTATGGAAGGACTGTGACAAGGCGTTGGAAGAGATATGCAATTGGGATGAGAAGAGCGACCCATACTATCTAGGTGAACATAAAGTATTACAGGTGACAGGCGAAGGTATATACCTGCCGAACGATCTATTGATTCGCTACCCAAAGCTACGGTTCGATACAGAAGGTGAGAAGTCACAATATAAATACAAGTCTAGGCGTGGTGAGATAAGTATTTGGGGCGGCGCAGTAGTGGAGAACGTAGTTCAAGCTCTAGCAAGAATCGTCGTGGGCGAGCAAATGTTGGCAATCAATGAACGCTATAGAGTTGTCCTGACAGTGCATGACGCAGCAGTGATCGTTGTACCAGAAGCAGTCAAAGACGAAGCGATGAGTTTTATTATTGAGAAGATGTCTACGCCACCATCGTGGGCAACTACATTACCTGTTGCATGTGAAGCAAAATACGGGCATAGTTATGGAGAGTGTTAACAAATAAAGGAAAACTATGCAACCGATTAAGTGGTCATTCTCCAGTTTAAAACAGTATATTAATTGTCCTAATCAATACTACGAAGTAAAGGTGCTAAAGAAGTATGAAACAAAACCAACACATCAGATGTTATACGGGCTTGAAGTACATAGCGCGTTGGAAAACTACGCGAAAGACGGCAAAGAGCTACCCCACAATTACAAGAGGTTCGCTGCGATGGTTGATCCACTGTTGGAGATCGATGGTGAGAGGTATCCTGAACATCGAATGGCGATGACTGAAGCGGGTGAGCCGTGTACTTGGGCAGCGAAAGATTATTGGGTAAGAGGTATTGTTGACTTGATGATTGTATCCGGTGACACAGCGTTTATTGTTGATTACAAGACGGGCAGCGACAAGTATCCAGATGTAAAACAATTGAGGCTAATGGCACTAATGACATTTGCGCACTTCCCAGAGGTAAACAACGTCAAGGCTGGGCTTATGTTTGTATTGCATAATAATTTCATAGCTGAAGAGTATACGAGAGACCAGCAGGCTAAGTTGTGGGATAGCTTTACGGGTGACATTGAACGCTTGAAGATGTCTTACGAGACAGATATGTGGCAGAAGAATCCTACGCCACTGTGCGGTTGGTGTCCGGTGTCAACATGTGAACATTACAGGGATAGATGATGGCGGCTTTTAAACTACTCATACATAAAGGCATATTACATCCCGTCGGGCGTTTTATACCAGATGAATGTAAACCCGCACATAGACGAGTGCTTGATCAAGATATTGATATATATGAAAACGTACACAATGATTTTATACATGGCGTAAAAAATAGTGAGTTTATAGGGTCTTACACTAGAGAAATGGTGGAACAATAAATGCCAATATCGCGCAAGGAACTATTAAAAGAACTACTGCCCGGACTTAAAGAATTATTTGATGTTGAGTATAGAAATTATGGGAGAGAACGCAGGTATGAAAGAAACCGACAAATACACGGACTCGAAAAGGTTAACAAAATCGTCATTGAACTCGGTAGTAAGAAGCCTTCAGAAAATCATACGCAAGGGAGCAGCATCTAATGAGTACATGCACGAAAGTAAGAGCTTCCTTGAAGCAAAAGGTAGAAGAAAATAACCCATATATACATGGAGTAAGAGATGCCATACACAAAATCACCTAGACCATATAAGCACGAATACGATATGGAAAAGAAGCGTGGTGAACATCCTGATAGGATGGAACGTCAACGCGCAAGACGTAAGTTAGATAAGGAAGGCGTTAGCCGTAAAGGTAAAGATGTAGCCCACGTCAAAGCGCTTTCAAAAGGTGGTAGCAA